CTTAACTCCTTAACGTTTGTTCGACCTAACGTTTCGCAAGGACGCGTGTGTTTGGGAGCGGCACTTATCCTTCAGCCGTGAAAGAAAAAAAAAAGAGCCCGCGGCTAAGCCAAAGCCGCCGCCGAGGGCCAAACGGGCAGTAGAGTCGCCCGCGAAGAAGCAGGTTCGCGTGGTGAAAATCATCATTCAGAAGGTGGAGGCGAAGCTGCAGAAGGAAGTCGCCAAGGCCACGTTGGGAGATTACATCAAGCTACTGCAGCTGGAGAAGGATTTGGAAGAAGGCGAACAGCGGGAGATCAAAGTGACATGGGTGGAGCCGGTGAAGACGGAATCCGAGAACGGGCGATAGAGTATCACCCGCTGGCTTCGCAACAGAAGTTTCACGATTCGCGGGCTCGATTCAAGGGGTTCTCGGGGCCGATCGGATCGGGGAAAAGCGCGGCGCTATGTCATGAAGCGATCAAGCTGAGTTATGTAAACGCGGGGCGGACCGGGCTGATCGGCGCTCCGACGTATCCAATGCTGAGGGACGCCACGCAAGCGGCGCTGATCGAGATTCTGGAACGAAACAGAATTCCGCACGAGCTCAATCGCGGAGACAATTTTCTGCTGTTCAAGGAAACGCGGTCGCGGATCTTGTTTCGGGCGGTGGAAGAGTTCGAGAGATTGCGCGGGAGCAACCTGGCGTGGTTCGGAGTGGACGAGCTGACGTACACGTCAGAAGATGCGTGGCTGCGACTGGAAGGGCGATTGCGCGATCCGCGGGCAAAACGACTCTGCGGATTCGCGGCATGGACGCCGAAGGGATACGACTGGGTGCATGAGCGATTCATCGCGAATCGGGTGGAGGGGTACGAGACAGTCACGGCGGATACTTTTGAAAATCGCTTTTTGTTGGAACGAATTCCAGACTATTACGAGCGATTAAAGAACAGTTACGACGCAAGATTCTATCAGCAGGAGGTCCTGGGCCAGTACCTGGAGATGAATACGGGGCGCGTGTATCACGCGTTCAATCGGAATGGAAACGTGGAGGAACGGTCAGTAAATGAGCGGTTGCCGCTGCTGTGGGCATTGGATTTCAACGTGGATCCGATGGCGTCGGTGGTCGCGCAGGTGAATGGAGACGAGGTGACGGTGCTGGACGAGATCGTGTTGAGCAGGGCGAGCACGCACGACGCGTGCGAAGAGTTCGGGCAGCGGTTTCCCTCGCACGCAGCGGGCTTGGTGGTGTATGCGGACGCGACAGGGGCGCGGCTGCAAACGTCGGGGACGTCGGACGTCACCATCCTGCGGAAATTCTTTCAAGGCGGGGCATTCGGGGAGGTGCAGTCGAAGATACCGACCTCGAATCCAGCGGTTCGTGACCGGGTGGCGCTGATGAACGCGAAGCTGGAATCGGCGGCGGGAGCCAGAGTATTGAAGATCGATCCGCGGTGTAAAGAGCTGATCAAGGACCTGGAACAAGTTTTGTACAAGGAAAACAGCCTGATTATTGACAAAGATCGCGATTCGAAGCGCACGCATTTGTCGGACGCGCTGGGATATTTAGTGTGGCAGGAGTGCGGTGGGGCGGGGAAGGTCGGCGAGAAGGGGCTGAGACTACTGTGAACTTTGACATCGATCGGGAGCATCCGCATTATGTGGCACGCAAACAGGTGTGGCGGCAGTATCGCGATCTGTATGTGGGAGGGGAGCAACTCCGGCTGAACGCGCAACATTACCTGGTGAGGCGGCAGAGAGAACCCGGCGACGTTTACGCGGAGCGGCTGACGCGGGTGTTTTACGAGAACTACATCGGGTCGATCATCGACTGGTATTCGGCGACGCTGTTCCGGCGCGAGCCGGTGCTGATGTTCGATGGGCGCAATCCTGGATTTTACGCGACGTTCGTGGATGACGTGGACCGGAAAGGGACAGGGCTGACAGATTTCTGGCGGCGCCAGTTCGTCGAGAGCATGGTCACGGGCGTCAGTTTCGTTCTGGTTGATTTTCCTCGGGCGCAGGGAAAGGCGGGAAGCCGGGCCGAGGAAGACGCACTGGGGGCGTCCCGCGCCTACCTGGTGGATTATGCCGCGGACGACGTCATCAACTGGAGCTTGGACCAGCAAGGGAATTACGAGTGGGTGGTGATTCGCACCAAGATGCTGCGCAAAGATCGGGTGGAAGACCCGGAGTGGCGGACCGAGACGCGGTGGGCGTATTACGACAAGCAATCGTTCCGGATTTACCGGCAAGCGGGAGACGAGTCGTCGCGAGAGTTAGTGGACCAGGGTGCGCATGGGCTGGCGAAGATCGGGCGAGTGCCGCTGTTTCCGCTAGAGATTCCAGAGGGGTTGTGGCTGCTGAATCGAGCCGGGCTGCTGCAGCTGGAGCATTTCAATAAATCGAACGGGCTGGGATGGGCGCTGACCATGGGGCTGTTCGCGATGCCGGTGGTTTATTCGGAACGCGAATGGTCGCAGATGGTGGGGGAGAGTTACTACATCCAGCTGGGACCGGGCGACAAATTCGGGTGGACGGAGCCGGAAGGCAAGGTTTATCGGATCGCGGCGGAGAATCTGACCAGCCTGCAGGAAGAGATTTACCGGGTGTGCTACCTGGCGCAGGCGGGCGGGTCGCTGGATAAAGGCGCGCGGCAATCGGGGATCAGCAAGCAACTGGATTTTTCAATCACGCAAGAAGTGCTACGCGCATACGGGGATGCGGTGAAGGAGCAGATCCGGCGGGTGTTGAAGTCGATCGAGGCGGCGCGAGAGGACGGTGTGGAGATCAGCGTCGCAGGCGTGGACGAGTTCGACATCGCTGATTTCTCGCAAGAGTTGAACGATGCACAGCAACTGTTGGGGCTGGGAATGGATTCGCCGACGTTGAAAAAAGAAATCTTCAAGAAGTTAGCGCTGAAATATTTGAGCGACGCGCGGCAGGATGTGAAGGATCGAATTGTGGGGGAGATCGATGGGTGAAGAGGACAGGAGTCAGTCCGGAACGGACGCAAAAAACGCTGAGACAGGAGTCAGGAGTCAGGAGAGTCCCGACGTTCGGGAAGTGGTCAGGGCGGTCATGCAGGAGTTGGGGTTGGCGGAAAGAGCAACGCTGGAAAAGAAAGTGAACGAGCTGATCGCGGAGAATCAGCGGGCTCGGGCGGCGGCGGAAGCGGCGGAAAAGAACGCCACGATTCGGGGAGAGTTGCAAAAGCTGGGGGTCGCGAAGATCGATCTTGCCTATCGAGCGGTGAAGGACGACGTGTATCGCAACGAAGACGGCCGGTTGATGGCGCAGGGTGGAATGGAATTGGGGCATTACTTGACGCAGTTCGTGGAGGAGAATCCGGAACTGCTGCCGGCGCGGTTGGGAGGCGGTTCGGGGGCCAGCGGCGGACAACGGGATGTAGAGGCGGGCGGGTCAGTGGACATATCCAGGATTCGTCCGGGGATGGACGCGGAAGAGATGGATCGGGTGAGACGAGAAGTGGCTCGAGTGGCGGCGCGGACGCTGCGGGGAATTTAAGTTTCGAATAGGAGAAGAAATGGGAATAATTACATCAGCAAATGTCGCAAGTGCGATTGTCAAGCTGGTGGCGGCGGATGCGCTGCCGGCGTTGATGGGGAACCTTGTCATGGGGAACCTGGTGAATCGGGACTATGAAGCGACGCTGGCGCAGGCGGGAGACACGGTAAACGTGCCGATTCCTCCGACGCTGGTGGCAAATAACATCGCGGAAGGCAGTACGGTTTCACTGCAAAATCCGAACCTGGGAAATGCGCAGATCGTGTTGAGCACGCACGCGGAGGCGACGTTTCAAATTCCAGACGTGACCAAGGTCCTGGCGGTGCCGGATCTGTTGAGGCTGTACATGCAGCCGGCAGTAGTGGCGCTGGCGGAGAGGATCGAGACGGATCTGCTCTCGTTGTATCCGCTATTCACGTCGAACGCGGCGCTGGGGACGGGAGGATCGCCGATCACAGAGGCGACGGTGGACGGGGCCGAGACGGCGCTGTTCGCGGCCAAGGTTCCGGCGAGCGCGTCGAAATATCTGGTGGTGGATTCGAGCACGTATTCACAGTTGCGGCAGATCCCTCGGTTCAGCGAATTCAACACGGCAGGCGAGGCAGGGCTGCGCGCATTGGTGGACGGAACGGTGGGCAAGATGAAGGATTTTTACATCTTCCGCTCACAGTTCGTGGCAAAAACGGGAAGCGCTCCGGTGACGACGCACAACCTGGGATTCGCGCGAGACGGGATCGGCTTGGTGGTCCGGCGATTGCCGCAGCCGCTGCCGGGGACCGGAGCGATCGCGGAGTATGCCGAGTTGGGAAGCTTCGGGATGCGCGTGACGATGAGCTATCAGCCGAACACGCTGGCGCAACAGTTCACAGTGGACGTGTTGTACGGGACAGGAGTGCTGCGGAACAATTTCGCGATTCAGGTCAACAGCTAGTGCAATGGGGCCGGGGCAATCCCGGCCTTCAGTTCGCACGGAATGAAATCGGAGACAGGATCGGGTTCGCAGGGGGCGGAATGGATTTGCGGGAATATTATCGAAAAATTCGGCGGAATGAGACAGAAATCAGCGATGTGTCCGTGGTCATCGCGAGCCGGGCGACTCCCGACGGCGGAAGAGCGGGGGTATTGAACGAAGTCCCGCGGAGTGTGGCGGCGCGGCTGATCGTGGAAGAAAAAGCCGATCTTGCAACCGCGGATCAGGCAGCCGGATTTCGAGCCGAGACCGAGGCGCGGTGGAAGACGGCGAGCGGGCTGAAGAAAGCGTAGGGGGCCATGGCTCTGTTGACCGACGGCAATCCGAACGACACGCTCGCGCTGCAGGTTTACGAGTCGGCGATTCTGGACGTGGCGGCGATCGAGAAGATCGACCTGGACGTAAAGCTTGGACTGGCGACCGAGGAAATCTCGGAGGACGTGCTGAACATCCTGCTGGATCACACCAGGACGGCGGATCCACAATCGAACATCCGCCGGACGATTGGGGTGTCGGACATCGTAGTTACGCGGCAGATGAAGCGATGGCACGCGGTGCACACGCTGGAACTGGTGTACCGGGACGCGTTCAACGATCAGCTCAACGACCGGTACCGGCCGAAGTGGGACGAGTACCACGAACTTTCACGGCAGGCGCGCGACACCACGATCAAGTTTGGGATCGGGCAGGTGTTGAATCCAATTCCGAAGCCGGCGACGCCGGTGTTGAGTATGGTTCCGGGGCCGACTGCGTCGACGACCTACTACGTGGTGGTGAGCTGGGTGTCCGCGCTCGGACAGGAAGGCGCGCCGAGCGATGTGACCGCCTTGACGACCACGGATGTCAGCGCGCTAGTGGTACAGGCGTTAAATCCACCCAGCGTGGCGACGGGATTCAACGTATACGTTGGCCTGACGGCGGACGCACTGATGCTGCAGACTCCGACCCCGCTGGCGGTCGGGCAAAGTTTCACATTGCCGGCGGGGACGCTCGCGACGGGACGCGCCCCAGGGGATGGGCAGATTCCGGACGTGTATATCATCGGCGGGCCGACGATGAGGCGAGGGTAGGGGCATGGCGCAAACGGCGAGCATCACGGCGCGGAGGTTAGTCGAATTTCTGGCGGCTTCAGATACGGGCCTGGGGCCGGTGGTGGCAGGCCTGGCCGCGGATTCGGGGATCCCACTTGGGCCGATTCCTCCGGAACACATCGTCAATCAGAACATCTCTGTGGCGATTTCGGAGCGGAGCCAGGCAGTTAAGTATCCAGCGGTACACGTTTATTCGGACCGCGTGCGGAACCTACTGACGGAAAAATTCCGGGCGTTTTCAGGGAAGGTACGGACCGTGGCGGAAGTACGGATATCGCAGGATCGCGTAGAGGGGATCGAAGAACAACTGCGACTGTACGTGGATGCAATCACACAAGTGCTGGATGCGAATCGAGGGACGTGGGGCCAGGGCGCATTCTTTGCGGGCACGTACGAGGTGAGTTTCGATCCGGTACAACACGGGGGGCGAAACTTTTTGCAGATCGCAAGAGTGAGTTTTGAAGTGGATTTGTCCAGTTGAGAGAGGGCAGGGGACAGGGGACAGTTAATGTCGTGTTATATATCGTCAAACAATAATCGCGTCTATGTCGCGCTGGAATCGAGTTATGGCGTGGTGCCCGGAATTACGGGGCAGAATCGAATTCCTCTGGTCAAACTGGCCGCGCGGCAGGTTCCAGTGCAGACCGGAAGGCGCGATAAGACGGGGACTCGGACGTTTCCCGGGTTGCCGAACCATCTCCGAACGAAAACGAATTTTCAGCTCAACACGTTCATGACGGAATGGACCAATCAGACGGTGGTGCCGTCGCAGGGTCCACTGTTTCAGGCGGCGATGGGAGGGACGCCGGTTTTCTTCACTGGAGGAACAGTCGCGACGGCCACGGGAACGCAGATCCAATTCACGGGCGCGCATGGGTTGGCAGCGGGGCAGGGGGTGGCGTTCGGCGGAGAGATACGGTTCGTGGCCGCGATCCAAAACTCGACCACGGTGTTTCTGAACGCGCCGTTTGTCAATGCACCGGTGACCGGGTCGGCTTTTGGAATTACGGTCACGTTCCGGCTGGCGGAGACCCTGGGGAGCACGAGTATCTTCGACTACTGGGACCCGTCGGACGCGGTGCAGCGGATCCTGGATGGCGCGGCGATGGACACGATGAAGATCAAAGTCAACGGGGATTTCCAGGAATTTCAATTTGCGGGGCCGGCCAGAGATTTAATCGACAGCGCGAGCTTCACCAGCGGCCAAGGCGGGCTGACGCAATTTCCGGCAGAGCCGGCGAATACGGGGTTCGATTACACCATCGTGCCGGGGCACCTGGGAGAGGTGTGGATGGGATCGTCACCGACGCAATTCTTCACGCTGACGGCGGCGGAATTGACGCTGGAGAACAATATCGACCTGCGCGCGAGAGAATTCGGGACCGATTTCGCGCGGTGCATCGCGGCGGCGACGAGAAAGATCACGCTGAATTTCGAGCTCTTCGAACTGGATGACGCGCAAACCAAGGGCCTGTATCAGGCGGCGCGGCAGAGATCGCCAATCGGGGTGATGCTGCAATTGGGCGAGCAAGTGAACCAGCTATTCGGGGCGTACATGCCGGCGATGGTGCCGGAGGTTCCAGAGTTTGACGACTCAGAGACGCGGCTGCAATGGAAATTCCAAAACAGCCGGGCGCAGGGGACGGTGGACGATGAGCTGTACATCGCATTCGGATAAGTACGAGAGCGTGGCTTGGTTTGATTCAGAAACGCGGCTGGGCGTGCGGTACGGGATCACGCGAGTGTCGTTCGGAAGAAGGATCGACCTGGCGCGGAGAATTCGGGAGGTCGGCCGCAAGGCGGAGTATCTGGACGCGGGCGGCGACGTGAAGGACAAGCTGGAGGCGACGGTGGTGGCCGCCGAGATCGATCGGGCGTACCTGGATTGGGGACTGATCGGCGTCGAAGGATTGGAAATCGACGGTGTTGCGGCGACGCCGGCTGTGACGATCGAGGCGGGGCCGGTGGAATTGGCGGCGGAGATCCTGAAGCGGATCAAGGCTGAGTGCGGGTTGACGGACGCCGAACGAAAAAACTGATTGTCGCATTCCATTTTCAAAGTTCAAGCCAGGCCGCGTGGAGATGCGACGAATGCAGGCGTCAAGGTCTGGAAATCCGGCGGCGGTGCGGGTGGATCCCGGAAGAGATGCGCGGGCCTCGCCGGTTGGTATGGGCGCGGACGCATGTGGGGACGGAGGAGTGTCCCAAGTCGCTGGTGACGCCTCAGAGTCTGGAGTGGGTTGAGAAATTTCTGACGTGGAAGTTTTCAGGGAGTGGCGCGTTCGACGAGATGGCGGCGCGGGATGCGGATGCGTTTCTGATTTTGGAAAGGGAATGGCGAACGGGATCGGAAGATGGCGAACGTAAATCCGGTGAATGAAATCAAGAGCGTGTTGGGCGGGTCAGCGCCTTCGGGACTGAGTGAAGAGCTGACTTCGATCGCGGACGTGTTGCGGCAATTGCAGGCGCAGCAGCAGGCGGTCATGGCTCAACCGGCCACGCAACCTTCGGGAGCCAGCAGCGGTGCGTCGACTGTGAGCTCTGTCGTCAACGTGATCGAAGGTGTATTTGGGCTGGGCTTGGGTCCGCTGATCTCAGGGCTGGTCGGCTTGTTTGGCGGGGGCGGAGGACAGAGCGAGCCTGCGCCGCTGGTTCCGTATATTGCGCCGCCAGCCGTGAAGGTGAGCGCCGGGATTAGCTCGTCGGCGACGGGAGCGTTCGCGGTGGATACGACGCAGGGGGGCGCGCCGCGCGCGGTTCCTCAGATTACAGTTCAGGTGCAGGCGATGGATTCGCAATCGTTCCTGGATCACAGCAACGACATCGCCATGGCGGTGCGGCAGGCGATGCTCGAATCGACCACGTTGAACGACGTGATTCGCGAGGTGTAGGGTGGCCAGCTTTCCTTTATTAAAAACGGGAGTGGTAGCGCAATATGGATCGGACCGGTCGCATGATTTTTCGACCCAGGTATTCCGGTTCGTGGACGGGAGCGAGCAGCGATTTCCCGCATTCGGAGCGAGCTTGCGGCATTGGGTAATCCGGCTGAGTTTGCTGGATGAATCGGAGTTGACGGGGATAGAGGCGTTCTTTGAAAGCGTGGGCGGACGCGCGGGGACGTTTTCGTTCACGGATCCGTGGGATGGGACGGTGTATCCGTCGTGCAGATTCGAAGCGGACGACGTGGCGCTGACGTTTAGCGACGTGGCTCGCGGGTCGACCAACTTGACGATTGCAGAGGTCAGGGTTTAGATGCTGACATTTCCACAATTAATGCTGTATCCGATAACGAAAACGTCGTTACAGCGGACCGCGGTCAATGTATTGGGCGACGGGCGGGCAGACGTCCTGGGCGATCCGGATGCGGCATCGCTGTCATGGGAGCTGAAGTTCAAAGGAATGACACTGGCGGAGTGGAACTCTGTAGAGGCGCTGTTGCAGGCGACGTCCGGAAGGTGGCAGACATTCACGTTTCTCGATCCAGTGGGAAATCTGTTGGCGCAGAGTGAAAACTTCAGTGTGTCGCCATGGGCCAACGGAGCGTTGATCCAATTGACGCCAGGTATTTCCGATCCATTGGGAACGACGCGGGCGACGCGCATGATCAACGCGGGAATAGCGGCGGAAGCGGTGGCGCAGACGCTGAGTGTTCCAGCGACGTTCGAGTATTGCTTGAGCGTGTGGGCCAAAACCATTGGCGGGTCGAGCGTGACGCTGGCGCTAGGGACGAGTTCAAAGACGTTTGCGTTGACCTCGCAATGGCAGCGGATCTCTTTTAGCGGCGGAGGCACGACGTTTGGGGCGCAGCTGGATGCGGGGGCGTCGGTGGATCTGTTCGGGATGCAGGTGGAGGCGCAACTTGCGCCGTCGGATTACAAAATGACTGGGGTTCGCGGTGGAGTTTACTCGAATGCCCGGTTTGCGGAAGACAAGATCACGGTAACCGCGCAAGGGACGGATGTGTATGACGCGGTGATCCGCATCGTAAACACGGAGAGCTGATGCCGACGATCGACGATCTGAAGGAACAAGAAGCGCCGGTCACGCCGCTGTTTCTGTTCGATTGCGTGTTGAGCTCCGGTGCGACGGAGAGGTGGTCGACGCACGCGGTTTCGTTCGGTGGCAACGCCTATAGCGCGCGCTTATTGAAGCACAATTTATTCGAATTACGGGCGTCAGCGGACGACGGGCTGGACGGGTCGGCAAAGATTTCCGTGACGTTGGCCAACGCGGATTCGCACTTTTCGCAGATCGAGCGCGAAGTTGGATTCAAGGGCGCGCAGGTCACTATTCAGTTTGTGTTCTTCGATCTGGCGGCGGGAACAGCGGCGACCGAGGCTCGCGTGGTGTTTCGCGGCGTAGCGAATCCGGCGGAGGAGATCACGGAATCGTCGTTCAGGGCGACGTTCAACAATCGGCTGAGCTTGCAGCGGATCGTGTTGCCGGATGTGCAAGTGCTGCGCCGGTGCCCGTGGATGTTTCCATCGACGGCGGCGCAGAGGCAAGAGGCGCTGGATGGCGGGGCGAAGGGGAAGTATTCGGCGCTGTACAAGTGCGGCTATTCGGCGGATCTGACGGGTGGCACCGGGAATCTGAACAGCGGGGCGCCGTTCACGTCGTGCGATTTTACGCGCGCGGCCTGCACGGCGCGCGGGATGTTCGATACGGATGCAGCGTCGCACGTGACGCGGCGGTTCGGAGGACTAGAGTTTCTGCCGCCGCAGATCCAGGTGCGGAGTTTCGGAGAAAAGGGGTCGCATCTATCCTCGATCCAGGACAACCTGGCGGTGTACAACGATTACGTTCCACTGGTGTACGGGACGGCGTGGTACAAGCCTCCGATCGTATTCGCGCGCAACGATGGAAACCTGACGCGGATCGAAGTGCTGCTGGGCATGGGCCCGATCCAGCGCGCGATCAAGGTGCTGGTCAACGATATTGAAATTCCCGAGGCGCAACCCGGCGCCAACATGACGGCGACCGGATGGTTCAGCGTGATAACGCCAGGAACTCGAAACGGGGCGTTCAATCCGGATTTC